AACATTTTTTACAAATGAGCATCTCTAATTTCCTTTAATCTTTCTTGTACAACTTTTTCATTACATGCGTTACAACAACGATCTGGATATGTAGCTAATGGTTCGGGACTATGGCTATCTAAATAATGAAATATTTCTTTTCCACAAAAACAACAAATAATAGGTTCATCCCTTGAAGCAAACTCATTTTTTCTCATCATATTCACCTTTAAATTCTTTGGCTTTTTGATAAACTAACACAAAAGCATTACAATTATTACAAGATAAATTTGTTACAATATCGTATTCCTCATTTTTGGATTCTTCTTCATCAAAAACATGATCACCACCCCAAACAAGTTTTTCTTTACATACATAACATTTCATTTAAAACTCCTCTGTTACAGAACTAGGAATGTCAAAAAATTCAGGTTCTGGCACTGACCATACTTTAACTGGTTTTGACTTGATTCGAAATGTTTTTCTATCACCACCTAAAAATCTCAACCATGACCAAATTTGATGCTGATTTGGGTATCTAAATCTGCGAGCTTCTAAAAAGATAAATAAATCCTCTGAGCGAAAATAAACTCTTTCTTCTTCTGAGTCGTGCCAAGGTTTACCATTCATTATTTCATCTTTTTGTCTGGCTTGTACTTTACCAGTTAAAAAGCTATCTAATATTTTTTCAAATTGTCCTTGAGGAGATGCATCATCTGGATCAACAATAACCTCTACATTTTTTAATAGCTCGTTTATTCTTTGTTCCCATTTAGGAGCTGGCATTGTGCTAGGGCATTTATTTAATTTTTCTACACATATTTTTTGTAGTTGTCTTTGGTCAAGTAGCTGAGGAGTTGTTACTTCTATTCTTTCACCTTGCATTTCTATGTACCAGCGAACAGATTGTTTATTTTCAGTTTCATATTTTGTTATGGCATCTACTTCTAAAGCTAAACCTCCAGAACCACCACCTACACCATAAGGTCTTTTAATGCATTTAGTTTTCTCGCAATAATTACAAATAGGAGATTGCTTGCATGTAAAAGCATAATCTTTTTTACTAACTGCTTTGGTCAGTCCAGTTATTTCGCTTGAAGGCAAAGGAGTTTCAACATGAGAATAATTAAATTGCATTAAATCTTCTTGCCAATCGTCTGGGTTCTTTTTACGAAAGTAAACTCCAACATTAAATAAAGATATATTCCTGCCACCTTCAGGAAAACCCATTGTCATAAGATGTTGTAGGCAAGGTGGTCCATCGCTAAAATGGTCAACTAAATCAGGTTGAATTTTTTCTAGTTGGTCAAAGGTTGTCTTTTTCTTTTCAGCCAGATCTACAAATTCTTTTAAAGTTAATTTTTTGCCTTTGTGTAAAGCATACCTTTCTGTTTTATCACCATTGTGATAACATATATTAATCCAGTTTCCACGATCTCTTTCGTTAGCTCTGGATATTTGTTTAGGGAAAACTTCTGATCCACCATAACCTAATTGTGCAGCAAACTCATTTAACTTTCCAACCATATCAATAGCAGGTATGGCAGGATCACAAAAAAGATACAAGTGAGCACCACCAGACTTACTACGGCATAAAACCAAAGGTGTATTACGAATTTTCTTTTCCAAACTTTCGAGTGTTTCATTTAATTTTACATCCCCTCTAATATCAATATCAATAACTCCAAAATGACAACTGTTGTCTTTGAGCAAAGGAATTATTCCTAAAATATATTCACCACCATTAAGATGTTCTTTAAAATTATCTTCCGAAGCAGGCTCACTTATTGTTAAAGCTCTGCCTGACATTTTACCATCAGCTTCTTTAGAATTAACTCGGTATTGACCATGAGCTGATTCAAAACCTCTAAATAATTCCATAAATTTTTCTGTGGTATTCAAGTTTTTTCCTTTCTAAGTATTGGGGAGAGCCGAAACAAGACCCAAGGAAAACTCTCCCCTCAACAACATGATTACATCACGTCATCATCAGATGATTCTGGTGAAACTTTAACTTGTTTATTTTGTACACGTTTCTTAAATTCACGTGCTTCAAGATAAATTTGCTCTCCTTTCTCGAGATTTTTTAAGATGCCACCTGACTTGGCATCAAACTTCATCTCTATTTCCCAGTTAAACCAAGAACCAAATTCATTTTGTTCAGGAACAGATGTAAGTTTATAAGCTGTCCAAAACATAGCTGGATTTATTGTACCTTTACCAGACGGATGAGGAATTTGTAAACGATTCATCATAGAATTCCATCTGCCTGATTTTTTAAGACCAGAATTACTCATGGATAAAATAGCAGGTGTAAAGTTTCCATCTTCATCTACAACATAAATAAAATATTCAGCAGTTAAAGATAGTGTGTTACCATCTGCTTTATTGACCAAAGTTCCTTTTTCATCTCTTTCGAACTTATCGATATGAGCTGGTTGTAAACCATGATCACCCACTAGTTTTCTTTCTTTAGTCCATTCGATATAAGTTTTACGAAAACTGACAGGCACAATAGTTAAACCTTTTTCACCATCAGTTACAGTATTACTTACATTTTCGAATATATGTCCAGCTTCAGCACCTTTTATATATGCACCATCAGCCTTGTTTACTTGAGGTGATTGAGATTGCAGAATACGCAGACGAGGAATTAACATATCGTCTGAGGTCATATTTTCACCTGCAGTCCCAGCATCTTCAAGAATTAAATTTAAATCAAAAGCAGCAACTTCGCTTTTTTCCTTTGTTTGTACATTAGCCATTTTTTAATCTCCTTCTATAATCTTGGCTCTTCTTCCCACATAAACTCTAAACAAATCATGGGGGACTTCTTTTCCTTCACTTAGTCTTTCTTTTAAAAAAGAGTTTAGTCTTCCGTGATGGACACCTTGTGCTCGACGATAGAAAAGTTTTCGATCTTGCAATTCTTTTGTAAATTCATTACATGCTTGATCTTCACCTTTTCCGAACTGAACCTCAACATTACTTTTGATTAGATCACCATTGCCTGTATCTCTTAACCAATCGAAGCATTGTTGTTGAAGCATCTCCAACTGGAACTTATCATCACCTTTTGCTCTATTAATAGCAGTTTGTGAAGGAATAGAACCAGATGTAACTTCCTCAACTATGACTTTAGCACCAGTGCTATCCATCGTAAAATTTCGGAAGTTAAGTTCTTGCATTAAGTCAGGCAAGTCCTTTTCAGCCAACATTGTAAGGTTCTGCTTTTTTTGTTTTAATAGCTCTGTAAGATCTTGTATTTCTTTTTGAAGGTCATACATTTGTTGAGCCATATCATTTAATGCACCTAATGAATTGGATGTTGGTGCCACATCCTCAAGCAGATTGATATTCTTCATTTTTCTCCTTTCTTAGTTCTAAGGCGACAGGCATATACCAACCTTTGCGTCTATCCCTGCTGCCTTCTTCCATGTTACGTTCCCATCTGAGAACTCTTACTGTAGGAGCCAATTCTGCAGCGATCATACAAACAATCATTACAGCAATAGGATCTCCTCCTCCTGGCCACAGAAGATAATCTTCTGCGGAGAAGTCTTTCATAATTCTTCTAGCTTTTTGAATCATTGGTACTGGGATAAATTGTGGTTTATCATCAGGTTCAAATATGATTTCTAATGCTCCATATCTGGTAGCATCTGTAAGGTCTGGTGTCCAGTTAAATTTATTTTTTACAGGTCTGTTAACCACGTAAACTTTAGACATTTTATTTCACCTTTCGGATAATTGTATTCAATTTAGAATACCATCTTTGCCACTCGCAAATGTCTGTGTGCATATTTTCTTTAAGTTCATTTAAATATTGCTTTTTAGTTTTTTCTCCTAAAACATGTTTTAGCAGCTCTGGATTAGGATTATCAAAACCTTTTATTAATTTTTTATAAGTATCTATATTGCTCATTCAGCTTCCTTTCTCAAGATATAAAAATTATTTTAATTGTAAAAATACAAATGTAAACAATTTTTTTACGATTTATAGTTGTAAATTAAAAAAATAAATATGTAAACAAGTTTTATGCCATTACCGATCTAATGTAATGATAACAATGATGTAACCGAGAAACCGACGTTACCGATGTTCTGTTGTTTCTGACCACGTTCTAGATTTTTACTGTCTATTATATAAGGCAGAATATTAGATAAAAAATATTTTTTCCAAAAACAGGAAAGATGGGGATCGTCGGTAACGATTTATCTTTTTCTTTTAGTTTACAATCATTTATTTACGTTACCTAACTACAAAATAATCGGTAACCGAAACCGAAGTTCGGTAACTTTTTTTCATTTATTTTATAAGTTATTGTTTTTAAAAGGAAAAAAGATCAAAATAAACCTTTACATTTGCCCAAAAATGCTTATAATAATATATATAAGGTTGAGAAAGGAAAAAATGTCAAAAGGAATCAAAGGAAGAGGAAAAACTCATAGCTCCTCTAGAGCTTGGGAAAAAGCCTTAAAGAGAAAAGGCAACAAAAAAGTAAGACAACAAGGTAAATCATATTTGAGAAAGGAAATATAAAATGGATATTAAAGTTAGAAATTTATCAGAGGATAGTGATAGACTTACAGCAAGTAAGTTAAAGTGGGCAGCAGAAGTTATGATAGAAAAAGTTCGGTTGGCTCATCATCATGGTAAAAAAGTTTCCCCAGAAGCAGATGAAGCAGTAGCTGTTCTTCATGATTTTTTAAGTGATGATGGTGTAACACTTTATTGGCCATAGTTCGCACTGATGAGTGGTGGGGTTGCTCCCCACCCGAAACCGAAAGGTCTGCGAAAGCAAATTAGAAAGGAAACAAATGGATATAACAAAATCAAATAAATTATTTTTCGGTCCTGATACTTGGCTTTATCTTGCAGGTACAGATGAGTGTGGTTCTGAGATACATCACGAAGCTTATTGTGTTCAAGCAGAAGATGAAAGAGGAAATCGTTGGTCTCATAATCATACTTTTAGACTTTCAGATTTTATTAAAAAAGCTGAAGGAGATACATTTAAAGGTAGGGAACTTCTTGAGCTTACTGTTGAAAAGCTTTGCGATAAAATGAAATTACATTTACAAAATGGTGGTAAGCTTAATGCAGATCTTTGGGAAGAAGATGAGCCTTCTTATGGATCAGATGCTTATTGTGATATGTATGGGTGTTAATATGCTTAATCCATTAGATAAAAAAGTTCAAGCAGTTTTCCTCAAGGGACATCTTAAGTTGATGTCTCTTGGGATGAAACATTCTAAAATGTCTGGTAAAGATATTCTTAATGCTGCTGCAAAGATAACAGGAAACCAATATAAAAGAGGTCAATACACTTTAGCTTTAAAAGATCTAGAAAGGATAACAAATGGTTGATTTACTTTTAAAAATTATTTTAATGTTTTTTGTAAGTTTTCTGTTTACTTTTATTTTAATTAATTTAATACTAGGTTGTGATACATGGGATCAGGAATTATGGACAGAATATAACTCATGTATCTTACCATCTCAGATTATGCATATTTTCCTCCCTTAATTATAAAAAAATATGCCTTGTAACTTAAAACCTCAAGCCAAAAACTTGGGGTTTCTTTTTGCCCAGAAATAGGTTACAGTTAATTTTCAGTTGACCACTGCAAGTAAAGGTTGGAAGGAGATTAATGTGGTTTCAGACAATAATAAAAAGATTCAAGTACAAAGACCAATAAATAATGGCAATAGAGTTAAGCCAGAAAAATGGAATGGCAGGTTTAAATCTGTTGAACCATTAAAGAATCAAAAGCCTGCACAACATCGTCAAGTAAGATATCAAAAGTGGAATCATCCAGCTACAATTAATTGGATTATGGGACAAGCTGACCCTGTAGGATTTCTTGCGTCTGTTATGCATGGGAAAGAAATGTTTCCTGTTTATTCAGAAGAAGATGGAAAAGTTCAAACAATCGGAAAAGTTGGAGCTGATCCAGAATTAAGAGTGATGGCTGCAAAAACTTTGCTTGGTAAATGTGTGCCTGATTTAAAAGCTGTAGAAGTTACAGCTCAAATAGAAGAGAAAAAAGTTTTAGACATAAGTAGATTAACAGACAATGACCTCAATACAATTGAACGAGTACTTGAACATGCTGTCATTGAAGGAAGTCCGATCGGAGAAGATGAAGAGATCTCTCAAGGAGTTTACCAAGAGAGCTTGGCCAACGATTGAACCTGGAAGGGACTTCTATGACAACTGGCATATAGATGCAGTATCTGAACATCTGCAAGCTATAGTTGAAGGAGATATTAAAAGACTAATAATCAATATTCCTCCTAGACATATGAAGTCTATTTCTGTTGCTGTTGTACTTCCAGCTTGGACTTGGGCAACTCAACCAGACAAAAAGTTTCTGTATGCGTCATATGCAGGTTCTCTTTCCATACGAGATTCTGTTAAATGCAGAAGATTAATAGATAGCAAGTGGTATAAAGAACATTTTGGTGATGCATTTAGACTGACGTCTGATCAAAACCAGAAACAAAGATTTGAGAATAACAAAACTGGCCAGAGAATAGCAACGTCTGTCGATGGTGCTCTAACTGGTGAAGGTGGTGATATAATTGTTATTGATGATCCTCACAATGTTCGTGAAGCAGAATCATCAGCTGTTCGTGAGAGTGTATTAGATTGGTGGGATCAGGCAATGCAAACCAGATTAAATGATCCTAAGACTGGTGCTTTTGTTATTATTATGCAAAGAGTACATGAAAATGATTTAACTGGACATATATTAAGGAATGAATACAATGATTGGGATCATCTATGCTTACCTGCTCGATATGAAGTCGGACACCCAACTCCACCGAAATCATCCCTCGGTTTCACAGACCCAAGAACCAAAGAAGGTGATTTGCTGTGGCCAGAGAGGATTGACAGCAAGACTCTTGAGAGTTTGGAGAAGAGTCTGGGGACATACGCATCAGCAGGTCAGCTGCAACAAAGACCAATGCCCAAAGGTGGTGGTATTCTAAAAGCAGAGTGGTGGGTTCCATGGGAAAAACAAGATTTACCAGATATAGAATATGTATTACAATCATGGGATACAGCTTTTAGTACAAAAGAAAAGACATCTTATTCTGCCAGAACTACTTGGGGAGTTTTTAGAATGAATGGTCAGGTAAATTTATTAGTTTTGGAAATGTGGTATGGCAGAGTCACTTATCCTGAACTTAGAAGAATCGCACAAGATGCCTATCATGATTATGAACCAGATGCTGTATTGATAGAAAAGAAGGCATCTGGGCAAAGTTTATTACAAGATTTACGCATGGGAGGAGTGCCAGTTGTAGAATATATGCCTGATAGAGATAAAGAAGCCAGAGCACATGCATCCTCTGCATTATTAGAAGATGGAAGAATTTACTTTCCTTTTGATAAAAAATGGGCTAAAGATTTAATTGATATATGTGCAGCATTTCCTGCAACTGATAATGATGACATTGTTGATACTTGTACTCAGGCTTGGTTGCGATTAAGAAAAGGATGGTTTGTGTCTCATTCTAACGATTGGGACGATGATGATTTCGAAGAGAAAAAGAGGATAACATTATATGGCTAAACAACCAATTTCTATTCGACCAAGTTCAGCTCCCTTTAGTGAGCCAGCTCCAGCAGATAATTTACAAGTAGAAGAGATTGGTGATGATGAAGTCCTGATTGGTGAAGAGGAGCTACAACCTGAATCTAATGAGACTAATTTTGATGCCAACTTGGCTGATGATATGTCAGATACACAACTTTCCAGGAAAGCTTCTGAACTTATTAAGTATTATGAAGACGATCGTGAAGCCAGATCTGAGTGGGAAGAAAGATATAAAAAAGGATTAAAAACATTAGATCCTGATGGTGGCATGGAGGAATCTGAAGACGAAAGAGCCACTAGAGGTTTATCAACAGTTGTACATCCTATGATTGCAGAAGCTGCAACTCAGTTTAATGCTAGAGCAATTGCTGAACTTTATCCTTCAGGTGGTCCAGTAAAAACAGTTATTATTGGTGAACCAAGTGAAGAACTAGAAGAACAAGGTCGTAGAGTTAGAGAGTTTATGAATTATCAGATAACTCAGGAAATGCCAGAATATTTTCCTGACTTAGACCAAATGCTTTTTCATTTACCATTAGTTGGCCAGACATTTAAAAAAGTTTGGTGGGACAGTAATTTAGAAAGACAATGTTCTCAGTTTGTTAAAGCTGAAGACTTTGTTGTAGCTCCAGAAAGTAAAGATTTACAAACATCAATTAGATATACGCATGTTATTCGCATGCCCAAAAATGATTATAATCGTTATGTTCAATCAGGTTATTATCTACAGACAACTGATATAGGTAGTGATGCTGATCCATCAGGTGATACTATTGGGGAGATAGAAGGCATCAGCCAATATGCCGACAGTTCCGAAGATAATGTTATAACACTTTTAGAAATGCACCTTTACGATTCTTTTGAAGATGAAGATGCAGAAGTTGATATACCTTATGTTGTTACAATAGACTATGACAATCAAAAAATAGTTAGTATCCGTAGAAACTGGCATGAAGAAGATGAAAGAAAAGTAAAAAGAGAATGGTTTGTTTCTTACAAGTTTCTTCCTGGATTAGGATTTTATGGTTTCGGTTTATATCACTTAATTGGTGGATTAGGTAAAGCTGCAACTGGATCATTAAGAGCATTACTTGATTCTGCTGCATTTGCGAATATGCAAGGTGGTTTTAAATTAAGAGGTAGAGTTGCAGGTGGTGAAGTTCAGGTGAATCCTGGAGAGTTTGTTGATTTAGATGCGACAGTTGACGATGTTAATAAAGCCATTATGCCTTTGCCATTTAAAGAACCAAGTGGATCTTTATTTAATTTATTAGGATTTATTGTTCAAGCTGGTCAAAGATTTGCAAGCACTGCAGATTTAAATATTGGAGATGTTAATCCTAATGCTCCAGTTGGTTCAACAGTTGCCTTAATAGAACAAGGATCTAAAGCTTTCTCTGCGATTCATAAAAGATTGCATTATTCACAAGGACAAGAATTTAAATTAATTGCAAACTTAAATGCAGAAAATTTACCTGAAGAATTTACTTTTGCTTTGGCAGGAGGAGACTCAACAATATATGCTGCTGACTTTAGTGATAGAATAGATATTGTTCCTGTTAGTGATCCTAATATATTTTCTACTGCCCAGAGAATAGCACAAGCACAAGCTGTTTTACAAATGGCTCAATCTGCTCCAGACATGCATAATATGTATGAAGCTTACAAAAGAATGTACGAAGCTATTAGAATTCCTAATATAGATGAAATACTAATGAAACCTGAAGAAGCTCCTAGATTAGATCCGATAGATGAAAATATGTCTGTTATGTATGGTAAATCTATTAAAGCATTTCCTGAACAAGATCATGATTCGCATATCGCTGTACACATGCAGTTTTTACAAGATCCGTCTTTGGCAGGAAATGCTGGAGCTTCAGGAATGCAACCTGTCTTAATCGCACATATAGCAGAACATGTTGCTTTATTGTATAGAACAAGAATGGAAGAAAGCATTGGTGTGCCGATGCCAGTTATACCAGACTTGAAAGGCGAAGGCAAATTAGAAGATGTTAATCCTGAATTAGATCGTTTAATAAGTCAACGTGCTGCACAAGTTGTACAACAAGCACCTCAAATGAAACAAATACAATCTATTGTTGCTGCCCAGCAAAGAGGACAAAAACAGGATCCGTTACAATATGCGAAACAACTTGCCCAGCTTGAAGCTCAAGCACTACAACAAAGGACGCAAGCACAAATTGCTGCAGATCAAGCTAAAGCACAATCTTCCATCCAAATTAAACAAGCTGAAGCTCAACAAGATCTTGAAATAGAAGCAGCCAAAGCACAAGCTGACCTTCAAGCAAAAATTACAAAACTTGAAGCTGAACTACAACTAGAAAGAGAAAAGAATGCAGCAAAACTGCAAATGGAAGCCATGAAGAATGAATGAGATTTTAGCTTCTATTAGACCGATTAATCCTGCTGCATTTGGAGGAACTCCTAATCAGATGCCTCAGCAAAGAGGTGGCTTTGATGCTAATCAATATTTGATGCAAAAAATTATGGAGATAAGAAGAAAGTCCAGTCAAGGTGATTTAGGTGCTTTAGGTAATGTAATGTCTGCGATGCAGCAACCAATGCAAGGAGCTAGATAATGACAGAAGGCGAAGAAGTAGTTGCGTTAATTAAAAGTTATACTGATCAAGGTTTAGTACCACAAGATGATCCACAATTAGCATCTAAATTAGCTGCGATTAGTGCAAAGTATGCACAACAACAACCTACTCAACAACAAACAACAACCCAAGACACTGGTGCATTAGCTAATGTTGGAACAGATGATGGACAACAGGACACTGGTCAAAAAGTTTACCTTACATCTAATCAGGGTAATACTATTCCTAATTATGCAAAAAGTAGCAGTTTTATTTACATGGTTGATCAAGACACTGGTCAACAATATGTTTACGATGATAATGAAGGCAAGTCAGGTGATACAGGTTGGCAAAGTGGTGCTCCACCAACTGGTGCTAATTTAAAAATTACTGGTATTAATTCTAAACAAGATGAAGATTGGAAATTTCAAGATTTAACTGATTTTGATTTAGATTGGGGTGGTGTTACTGATCCTGAAACACTTGATCAGTATACAGCACAAGCAAATAGAGAACCAGGATATGAATCTGGTGGTGGTGGTTTATTTTATGAATATAATGATATAACTTATTATACTCCAGACAATAGTGGACAAGGTATTCCAGTTGGTGCAGAATATATTACTAGAGATCCAACTCAAGTAAGTTATCAAGAGCAACAAGAAGATGGATCTTTTGAGAAAAAATATTTCGACGAATCAACTTACACACAACCAGTATTGACAAAAGGTTTTACAAGTTATTATCCTCAAGGTGATCCAAA